ACACATAGGAGATATAAAATGTTTAACACAGCAACTTACGCCTTTATTGACGGCGTTTCAGACTTTAAAAAGAAATTCGTAGAACAAACAGTTCAACACGAAGGCATCAAAACAGCAATGAATACATTTGTTGATGCACAATCAAAATATACAAAAGCAGCCGCAGATGCAGGAATGCAATCTATGATGGCTTTAGGTATGATTTTCACAAGCAAAACATTCTATGATGAAATGGGCGACCAGTTCAAAGCAATGGTTCCTGCTTTCAAAACAAACAAAACTAAGGCTAAGTAATTATGAAGAAAATTCTAGGGATGCTATTAGTGTTCCTGGGTTTCTCTACAGATACCTATGGCACTGAGTTAGAAAGATATATTGTCGGCCGAAATCCAAAAGATGCAGGCGACATTGAGCGATTGACCTACGAGTTCCATCGCAAACAATCAGATTGGAGATTTCTATGAACACACTTAAACAACTATTCAACAGCCTATTAGAGGCAATACAGACTATCAAAGACTACAAAGCGAGTAAGATGAAATGAATCAATGGCAACCTATGACTGACGAAGATTGGGAGTGGGTTAATCATGGTACATTACCAAAACCCGTTGACATTCCAGTCAAAACAAACTACAATTAACACACATACACTTTTTAAGGAAATAAAATGACAGACTTTACACCAAAATTGCCAGAAGTTAAATTTAACAAAAATGGCTACGAACTACGCACAGATATTTTAGCTATGGCTAAAGATGCTGTCCAACACGAATATCAAATGAAATTTCAAGGTTGGGAAATGAGTGCAAAGCGTGATGACAAAACTGGTCAAATCGTTAGCACAGTTACTATGCCCGAGTTTCCAGGATTGGACAAAATTCTCGAAACTGCTGAAAAAATGTATGGCTTTGTAAATCAAGGCACTACTAAAAAATAAAAAAGAAAGACTCTAGGGTCTTTTTTTTCGGCTGGTCATCACTGAGATAATTACTAGTATATAAACTTTTAAAAGGAACCAATATGTCAGAAACAACGAGTGATTCGCTAACACTAACTATGAGCCATGCAGATTTAACTGTGATGGCGAAAGCGATGGAAAATTCTGTAAATTCTATGCAATTAGAATTTGCAGAATTAGAAGAACAAAAAATAGAATTAAAACAAGACATTGAGCGTCAACTAGCTATGCTCTCTGTAATGAAATCTAGATTGGGCTAATACGTTACTAAATTTAGCTTCTAGCCTCAATTATTTGGGGCTTTTTTATGTTATAATATCTATTCATTATTAACATTTGAAAGATAAATATATGATTATGCGATTTAAAGAGATACTAGAAGCCAAACCAGTTCCAACTACTCAACCTGCAGTAGTGGCACCCAATACCAAGCAACTACCGAAACCTGAGCCTGACGCACAATTTGCATCACGTGCGCAGGTTAAACAACTGGCTGCTAACTTAGCACAGGATATGCCGGACGTTCGCTTTGAGGTAAAATCTAAATCAGGATTACCTTATATACGAATCTTTGGTTCTGATAAACAAACAATCACTAATTACTTACAACAATATAAGTACGATACTATACCACTAGAACCAAAACAGTTTGGATTAAGTAGCAAATATAGAAGCAACATCCTAAGCTATAATTCCGGTGACGTAATCTACTCAATTGTTGTAGCAGGGTCTGGTAAACAAGATGACGGTAGTGGTGGTGTTTCTGTTAGCATCAAAGAATTCACCCCGACTACACTGGGTCTTGCTGGTAAGATTTACTCCAAAGATTCATTAATTAAAGATACACAAGCCGCAGTAATTAATAAAACAAAAACACGCCCTGAACTACAACAAATTCTACTAGAATTGATTCAGGTTGCAGCCGGCGCACAACCTGCATTGTCACCCGAAGCTAATGAAAATCTAAGCTCACGTGCTAGAGACCAATTAAGTGTTGACTTTGGTGAGATTCTTGCTCCAATCAAGTTAGCTACTAAATCAGATAAGATTGAGTTTCCCAAAGAAGGTAACTTCCCATTGATTGACGTTTTTGTCGGTGATCTTAAATACAGTGTAAAGAGTTTAACTGGTAGTGGAACAAGCTTTAGAAGTATCCAAAACTTAATGGATAACTTTGAAGGAACTATTGAGAACGATGAGACACAAGAAAGACTGTTCTCATTATTCAGAAGCTATCATCCAAAAGCAGGTGGCAAAAACGTAGATAAGATTATCGCCGGTGCTAATCATATCAGTGTTCCAGAATACACTAAGATTTCAGAAATCCTAGGTGGCGAGTTTACCGACTATGCTTCACTACAAGCATTACTTGGCAAACAGAAATTTGCCAAGATGCCAAATGAACAGGGTTATAGTCAATTTTTAAAAATGTTCTATCCAGCAATGGTTGCCGGTGATTGGGGCAAGCCAGTAGGATTACCCGCAGATGGTAATTACTATATGGGTACAAGTAAGGGCAAAGAAAAACCCACAGAAAAAGAAGCAGGATATCCTAGCTTCAGAAATAATCCTGCAAAAGCCGCAACTGATATCTTAACTTATGTTATGGGTGTCGGTACACTTAATGCGGTTGAACGTGGTCCTGATGCAGAGGAATATGCAAAAATGATGACCAATATCGTTAATCAAAGTCCCGCTTGGTTAGGTCGTTTGGATATTACAGACAGTGGAGAAGTTGTTGCTAGTGCGAAACCGTTTACTGAATTGAAATTCAAGTTCCAGTATCACGCACCAAGTCACAAACCGGGTAACAATTTACCCGGATTTATGATTGTATATTGACACATAATAGTTTTTGTGTTATCATACACGTATGATTACCTGTATAAACAAAGATTGCACACTCGCCGGTGATGACATAGCTAATTCGTCTATTGACTTATTGCTTACTGACCCTCCCTACAACATCAGCGAAGATGGTGCTCAACCAGTCTGGATTGATAAAGAAACTGGTAAGAACAAAACAACTATACACAATCAGAAATTCTCAGAATCATTTGAACAAGATTGGGATAGTGTTGAACACACAGAGTTTCTAAATCAAATGGACAGTTGGGCTAAGTTCTGGTTTAGTAAGTTGCGTAAGGGCGGTACGTTTGCAGTATTCATCAGTGACCAGTATGTTTCATATCTATGGAAGATTATGGAGAATGCAGGCTTTGAACCTAAACGTGTGTTTACTTGGAAGAAGCCAGCCGCAGTTCCTTTCAATCGTCAGGTCAATCCTGTAAGTGCGTGTGAGTATGTATTGTTTGGTATCAAGCCAGGTGGTAAACGAACATTCAATGCAGATAGTATTGAAGGTGGTATTGTTGAGCGTTATGCAAGTGCTGACAAAATTAGTAGCATTGTTTATAAGGCTGTTAAAGATAGTAAAGATTTGAGTAACTTAGATAAGATTTTTGCTGACGCTAAAAAAGAAGCGATTAAGATGTTGGCTGATAGAAAACGTACAACAGAGGGATTAGTACAATGTGTTATCCCAAACACAATTACATACAGTGGTGGTTTAGGTAGAAACAAGATTCATCCTACTCAAAAGCCAACAGAAGTGTTAGAATACTTTATTGAATTATTAAGCAATGAAGGTGATACTGTATTAGATACATTTGCAGGATCAGGTAGTACTGGTGTATCGTGTAATAAACTAAACAGAAATTGTATACTGATTGAACGTGATACAGTTATGTTTGGTAAAATGCAGGAACGTATTAATGATTTGACTACCGATACATTAGATGCAGAGCTTTTTGAAGAATCTTAAAATTTGACAATTAATCGTTTTGTGTATATAATAGAGTCTTAATAAACCAAAAGGGTTCGTATGATGACATTAAATATTGAAGATGAATTAGCTAAAATGGTAGTCCAGCTTTGGAAGCTAGGAGCTAAAAGTCAATACTCTCCTAAAAAAACAGATTACATTCATGAAACTTTTGGTAAATTACTTTTATCACGTGCAGAACAATTGAGTATGCCTATTAATAATAGTTCGGAATATCAAACTAAGTTTGAATACAAAGTAGCAGGTAAACGGTCCACAAAATCTGTAAAAAAGAATTGGCAGATTCCATGCTTCTGGGGAGAAACTTTTTCATTAGATGCCGTATTAGTTAATAAATGTAATAATAATATTATTTATCCGTATCAGGTAGATAAGTTTGAACGTGAAATTCATACCTCTGTTGATACCATTTATCTATTCAAAGCACAACTAACTGGTTACAATCAAAATAGATTTAATGCGGCTAACAATTTAGTAGGAGAAATAATGCGAATTTTTGCACATCCTGCTAATAGAAACAAACGAGTATGTTTTATTAATATTGTTCCAAATGCTACGGTAGCAAACAATGCTCAAAAGAAACGTACTTATACCGCAGTAAGGCCACTTTGCCTAAGTAAAAAAGATTCACCGGGTATTCCGTTACAAGAATTACCAATTGATAGTTGGATCAAACATCAAATTGACGAGATTAATATCTATTATGATTTGAATTTTGGAGGTGACTTTAAAAGTCAATGTGCTGACTGGGATTCTCTTGTACGAGAACAAGATAACTTTGTTACTATTGATCCGAATAGCATTGAGATTATAGATAATTATATTCGGAAATTGTCAAAAAGATTATCACATAAATAATATGATGAACGACAAACAAAAAATTTATGATGAATACTTAGCATCAACCCTGCACGAATCGGATCTAATTATCAAATTAGACAATCTACAAAACAAAACCATAAAATCTGATGGTGTAATTTACACACCTTGGTATATTGTTTCTGCTATGATTGATATGGCCAAGCCTACACCTTCAAGGTCTATCATTGAACCTTCGTGTGGTCACGGTGCGTTCTTATTCGGACTACTACATTATGCAAAAAATAATTTTGAATTAACGGGTACATCTATACTAGATTGGTTTATTAATAATGTGACTGGCGTGGATATTTCTGAAAATACAATTAATGAATTAAAATATACTCTATCACTGTTCTTTAAAAAGCATTACGGGTTGACTGTTCTTCCGGAGTCTTTTACTAATATTTTATGCAGTGATGGGTTAAAATTTAATTGTAAGGAATATGATTTAGCTATCGGCAATCCACCTTATATCAGAACAAAAAATTTAGAACAGTCCTATTTAAAAATGTTGCGTGAAAAATACGTTTCCTGCAATGCAGGCAATGTTGATATTTACTATGCCTTTGTAGAGAAGTATGCCACTTGCTCAAACGAAATGTGTTTTATTATACCTAACGGATTTATTAATAATAAATCAGGTAAAAAGTTAAGAGAAATACTTTCCGAATCATTGGTTAAGTTAATTGATTTTAAAGAATACAAAGTGTTTCAAGATGCGGCTGTGTATACCTGTATTATTAAAACAAAAAAACTGTCAACTGATAGTGTAGAATATTCAAATGATTTGATTCAAGAACCTATTATTAAATCACGTAGTGATATTCTACTCAATACTATTGTATCCGGTGAGTTAATTAAAACAGTTTATTCTGGTATTGCAACACTGTGTGATAAAGTATTTAAAGTTACCTTAAAAGATAACAAATATTTTGCATCAATCGATAAAATTCAATATGAGATTGAAGCCGAAATTGTTGTTCCATATCTTAAACTTACAAAAGTTAAATCAAATGATTTTTCTAGTATAGATTATATGATTTACCCATATGATTTAAATAAAAAAATCATTTCGGAAGATGAGTTGAAAAATAAATTTCCTTTGACATATATATACCTATCATTGTGTAAAAATAAATTAGCGCAACGTGATAAAGGTAAAACTAAGGATTATGATAGTTGGTATGCGTATGGCCGTAGACAGGGACTAAACAAAATCACATCGAAAAAAATTATTATTGTTCCCGGAATGATCGGCAATGAATGTTTACCAATTGAAATTGATATTTCAAACTTAATCACTACATATGGACAATTAGTATTCACTTCGGGATTTATTGTACCCAATGATGGTGAATCCTGCAACAAATTATTAGATGATAATTTTATTCAGTTTGTAAAAAATACAGGTAAGCCATGGCCGGGTAAAAAAGAAAATTATTATAGTATCACCTCTACTCAACTTAAAAGTTTTACTGGTTAATTATTATATATGGCCTAAACCATCTAAAATTTGACAATAAATGGATATTCTGATATAATATACTCTTAGACAGTTAGATAACGGAGTTGATTATGACTGAAAAAGTAGAACTTTATTGTACCCAAGATGACGAAGGTCAATGGCTTGTTTGGTTCCCACATCCCCTCGGTGGAATGGATGTGTTAGAGACTTTTGACAATGAAGCCGATGCTAGGGCTTTCCACCAAGATCAAATTGATAGTGCCGAAATTTGACAATAAATGGTTTTGGGTATATAATAGAGTCTTATTCAGTTGAAAGGTATCGTATGAAAGTAGAAACAGCATTGAAACAGATTCAAAAAGAAGCACAATTTTTGGGTCTAGGTGTAATGGAAACACTACAATTTATCGCACAAAATCCCTTAGCACAACCGGCTAAGACTTTGGAAGCTTTCAAGGTTTTGAACCCAAACTTTGTGTTCCCTAAGAAAACGGTCAAAAATCTAATGTCCGGCAAGGAAATTCAAATTGATGCCGATACCCCACACTGTTGTAATCCTGCAACAGAGACTTACTGGTCAATGTAAAAATTTGACAATAAATGGGCATTGTGCTATAATAGAATCTTAAACAGTCAACTAAAGGAAACAAAATGTCAGCACTTACACAGTATCTGGATCGTAAAAACTCTTTCGCTAAAATCTTTGGCCAAAAAGAATTGAGCCTGCAAAATGCAAGTGACCGTAAACGTATTGCGGAAAGCATTGACTCGGATTTGAGCCCCGAGAATTTGACTTGTGATGGTGAATTGCCCCGTAGTCAGGTTCAAGCACGTTATAAGCAGTTGACTACTGCGGCAAAAGAATTGATTAAATTGGACCCAACTGTAGCACAATACATTTACGAATTGGTTTAAGGAGATAACAATGTACGGATTTGCTAACGTATCAAATATGACTAATCGTCAGATCCAACGTATGGGTCACGAGGATGATGTTACTCCATATCGTGCAAGAACCAACACTAAAAAAGTTGTGTTGAATCTTAATGCCGATGATGTGTGGGCCGCGGCCTGTCAGGCACAACGTACTAATGGTGCGTATGTTAAACTGAGTGTATTGACTGAGGACGACAAGAGCCAAAACAAACTATCCAATCGTCAGATTGTTGAAAGTTTGTTGGTTGATACTACATTGATTACCGATGAGTCTAGGGAAGAAGGTAAAAAAGTTCGTGCTTTTTATCAAGCGTTCACTTTCAAAATCCTTCAAGGTAAACAACTAAGTGAGTTTGATAACAATGCTATGTTGATTGCCAATCGTGATATTATCACCGGTACATATGATTTGGCAGTGATTGCTAGTTTGCCAAGTTGCTATGAGCGTGGTGTAAAACGTCAAACAGTAGACCAGCGTGTTAACTTTTCTACTGGTGGCTTTATTGGTGCTGTTGGTAATAAAGTATCAACGAGTGTTGAAGTATTGAGATCGGCATTCTCGCAAACTTACAATGTGAATTTTATTACTGGTATCACTAGTGATGACCAAGTTGTATTCTTTGCTTACAAGAGTGAATTAGAAGTTGGCAAGATGTATGACATTTATGGTACTGTTAAAGGTTATAGAGATAACAGTACCCAACTTAACCGTGTAAAGGTGATTGCATGAATATGTCAATAGAACTACTTTTCAAACAAGCCGGTGGCTATGTTGAAATTGATGATAGTGGAAACAAATCCACTTACACATATGACTTTGATCCAGAAACGTTTGCACTACTGATTGCAAAAGAATGTATCAATGTAGTGGAAACAGTGTTGCCGGGTTATGATGACTATCGTAATCAGATTGAAGATGCGTTCCGTAGAGATTGTGTTGGACAACTTAAACAACGGTTTGGAGTTTAAGTATGAATGAAGTTTTTAAAAAGCTTTCAAGTGAAGCAGGTTTGTATGTTGACTTTAAAGGTGAGCCCTGGCCCAAATGGTTAGGAGCAGAAAATGCTGATAAGGCTTATCATACATTCTTTTTATTGGTTATTGACGAGTGTAAACAAACATTAGTCAATCATGGTTACACTGATGCGGCACAGTGTTTAGAAAAAGAGTATGCCGAAGATTGGCAAACATTTAACTTTCCGGAGATTTAAAATGACAAATTTATTAGTAGGCTTTGTTCTTGGTATCGTTGTCTCAACAGTTGGCTTTAGCGGTATCGCTAAGATGGCTGATAAAAGTATAGACAAGGTTAAAGAAGTGACCATTGAACAAGCCAAGTGAAATATAAACGTAAAAAAGTAGAGGATATTATGGGACTAGATATGTATGCTTATGTTGCCGGCAAGAAAGGGCAATACAATGACTTCTACGAAACCGCAGAGTTTGATGCAACCAGTAGTGAGTTTGTGAGTAAGACAGTTACTAAGCCATACGAGATTGCTTATTGGCGTAAGCATCCTAACCTACATGGTTGGATGGAAGAACTGTGGCGCAAAAAGAATGAGCCGGGACTGCAACACCCTGATCAAACCTTTAATGGTATTGAGTTAGAACTAACTTGGGATGATTTGGATGAACTTGAACGAGCTATTCGTCATAAACAACTTCCAGACACAGAAGGTTTCTTTTTTGGCAATCCTGCAGATAGTTATTACTATGAACAAGACCTTGAGTTTGTAAACAACGCTAAGGCAGAAGTGTTCTTAGGATTAAAAGTATTTTATAACAGTAGTTGGTAATGAACAAATATTATTTTGCATATGGTATGAATACAAATCTCACCGAGATGACTGTTCGTTGTCCAAACGCGGTTAGTCTCGGACGTTGTATATTGCCTAACTTTGAGTTAAAGTTTAGACACCACGCTGATATCGACCTTGTTCCCGGTAGTGCAATGGAAGGTGTGTTGTGGGAGATTACACCTGAGTGTGAAAAAGCATTAGATAGATTAGAAGGTTATCCTTATTATTATAATAAGATTGATGTAGTTTTAGAAGATAACACTATTGCTATGGCTTACATTATGAATGTTAAGGGGCCGCAAATTGCACCCACAGTAGGATATGATAAGTGTTTATATGAAGGTTATCTGGCACATGGTTTGGATGTAGATAATTTAACTGCACATATTGATATGCTTTTACAAGGAGATTACAATGAAGATATTGTACAGAATTAAACCATTACATAAAAAATCTATTGAAGCATTATATGATGCTGTAGATAAAGATAATAACCGTAGATGGAGTGTTACCGAAACATATCGCTGGGGTCAAGGCTTTGTTGAAGATGAGAGTGAACTACCTTTTAGTGATGATAGTGAACATAACGTAGATCCTAGTATTGGTTGGGGTTGTGAACTTGAGGACCTTTGTGCAGTAGACTTTGAGTTTGATGAATCATTCACCGAAGAAGAAAAAGAAGAAATTGAAGAACTTTGGGCAAACGGTGACCCAAATGATGAATATGAACGTAGTGGTGCGGCTTGGTTATATGACTACAGCAATTGGGAAGTAGAAGAAGATACCATTACTATTTTGGGTCCGTTTGTTGTTGACAAAATTGACGAGGACGTGTATAATGAGAGTATTGAAACAGTAGAACTTAAACCCCGTCCACCTTTTGTCGCAACAACAGCGTGGCCATTCTCAGGATAAATTATGTCAGCAAGTTGGATTAATAAATTAAACGAATCGGATAGCCGCCTTCATAAAGAAGATATCATTTTACAGGCGCTTGAGGCAAGTGTCCTAGGTAGCACTAATGCTCAGATTTTTTTGGGTTTGACAAAAGCTTGTTACAATCCTTACGTGACATTTGGTGTGCGAAAAGTTTCTGATACAGTAGGTATCATTGACGCTGAAAATCCTTGGAGTGAGTTTAATACATTACTCGCTATGTTATCACAACGTGATTTGTCAGGTAATGCCGCACTTGATGCTATCAATGAAATGAGTGAACGTTTTGATAGTATAGAATGGAATACATTCTGTGCTCCTGTTATTCGTAGAGATTTACGTGCAGGTATTTCAGACAAAACAATCAATAAAATTTGTAAGAAAACAGAATATGAGATTCCAATCTTTGGTTGCCAACTAGCAACTAACAGTGAAGGTCGTCCTGAGATGAAAGGTACTAAACGATTAGAGCCTAAACTTGATGGTGTTCGTGTGTTACTAATGGTTATTCCAAGTGAATTTAATGAAGTTACTACTATTTGTTTTAGTCGTAATGGTAAACAGTTTGATAACTTTGGTCACATTGAAGATCAGGTTCGTAATAACTGGATTAAGATTGCCAGAGGACATCAGAACGCATTGATTAACGGGTTTGTATTAGACGGCGAAGTGATCGGTAACACGTTCCAAGAACTGATGCGACAGGCGCGCCGTAAGACTGATGTACAAGCGGATGATAGTGTGTTCAATATCTTTGATATTATACCATTAAGTGATTTCCGTGAAGGTCATTGGAATGCTCAACTACACAAACGTATCAATATACTTGAACATATTCGGCATGTAGTTGACACTATGCCCAACGTTGAACTACTACCACACATCATGGTTGACTTAGATACAGCCGCAGGCAAGGATCAACTTGAACGCTATGCTAAGGATAACGTTAATGCAGGGTTTGAAGGAATTATGATTAAAGAATTAGAAGCTCCCTATATCTGTAAACGTAGTACTGACTGGATGAAATGGAAGCCAACATTAACTGTAGACTTGGAGGTTGTGGGTGTTGAGGAAGGTACTGGTAGAAACTTGGGAAGACTTGGAGCACTGGTTTGTCATGGAGTTGACGACGGGAAAGAAATTACAGTCAATGTGGGTAGTGGCTT